TCTGATCTACTTTCAGCGTTCCTGCTCCTCCTGTAAGAGTGAGTGCCTCTGTTACTGTATATGTGTAACCATTCACAATGAGCTGATCTCCTGCCGCGATTGTTCCCGCTTCCGGTTTTCCTTCCGTCACCTTAAGTTCTGTAGTATCCGCATTTCCTGTTACTTTATATTCTGTAACCGTTCCTGGCTTATCTGCTGCAGAATGCGGGCAATTCTCTGTAGAATATGTCTCGCATGTGTATACCTTTCCGATTTCTGCATCACGGAGTGCCTGCGATGTTCCCGCATAGCACTGTTTTGCGAAATTGTCGAGGGTATTATACTTGTACTTGATCTCTGCCGGCAATACAAGACGTCTGTTCTGCAACGGTGCGTTCGACATATCGAGTGCTTTCCCTACTCCTGCGATATCTGTAATGCTCGGTTTTGCTGAAACTGTTGCGGATTTAGCTGCCATCTGAATTCCAACAGCTAAAAGATCCTGGTCGATTGCCTGCGCAATTGCTGATAATGCCGGTGCAACTACCTGCGTAGAAAAATCTTTAATGTCGAGTGTTAATTCTTTCGCTCCAACCTCTACAGTAACATCTCTGAAGCGATCCATCTTTACAACTGCCGAACCTTCGGTGATGTTCTGGCTGTGCACCTGTCCTGTAAAGTTCTTTGCTGAGAATCTTGCAGGCTTTCTGATGGTAATGCTGTCTCCTACTTTTACAAATTCTTTCGAATAGTCTCTGTGTACAAGATTTGCCATGGTGAGCTGGTTCTCTAGTACCATGAGCGCCTCCTGTGCAATGATTTTTGGTGTTAAAAATGTATTTGGCATTTATTTATCCTTCCTTTCCTATTTGCCCTCTCTCCATGCTCTATACTCTTCATATGACATGTCTTCCGGGTTCTTTCCTGGCGGTGTGACAGTCTGTCCGCCTGTCTGTCCAATTGGGTTGTTGATTGGCTCATCGTCTCCGAACATGTAGGCATTTTCTTCCTTGCATGCGTTGACTGCTGCCTGCACGTCTGCAGTCTGGTCTTTGCTTTCCATTAAGCTCGGAATATCCAAAAGCGCTTTGATTGCTTTTGTGTTTCTTCCACCTAATGTCGTGATTGCTGCGTCCAGAATTGCGTCGAATTTCATCTGTGCAATCTGATTTTCATATTCTTCTTTCTGTGTTCCCATTTTTGTGGTGAGGTCAGCTAAATCAGTCTGTAACTGTTTTACATCCACCCCTTCAAAGCCTCTCAGCGTCTCCTCTGCCTCGTCAAGCTGGCTTCGTAGTGTGTTTCTTGCAATATCTGCCTCATCATACTTGGCTTTGCTGACGTATTCGCCTTTATTCAGGTCAATCAGCTTCACCTGTTTGTCTTTGTTCTCTGGTTTCTCGTTGTACCCTTTGATGAGATTTACGAATTCCTCATATCTGTCTCCAAGTACTGCTTTCAAAAAATCCATATTCTTTCCTTTCCATTGTGTTTTTGTTTTTATCTGCGGTGTCTTCCGCCCACAATACGTTGTTTATATCTCTGTTCGCAAGAGAGCGTTAGTTTATATGACTTCCCGGTCAAAATTGTATAAAAATAAGACGCATACCCCTGCGTCTCAAAGGGAGATATCTGGATCACCGCCTTTCTAGGCAACAATGCTCTTGATTCCATAAGCTAATGCGCTGTCATGCTCAATTACGCAACCTCTTGCATCTTCCCAACCCTGCGCAAAATACGCCACATCTGCTCCTGACAGAAGTTCCAGGGATTTTCCAAGGAACCACAGTGGTTTTGCATCTACTGGTGCTTCCTGGAAGAAGGAATCAATCACTTCTACCGGTTCACCGATCATTTCTTGCGCAAGCTCAATTGCTTTCTTGCGTTCTGCCAGAATATCTTCATCTGACTTACCTCTCATAGGCTGACTAATAAACAGTTTTTTCACTTTTTCTCACCTCCCCCACCTTAAAAATGGATATAAAAATACCACCGGCCATATTGACTGGTGGTACCTATTTCATATTTTGAAATTTTATTCCCTTTTTACATTCTTTTTCGTAGGGCTCTTCAAAAACCGCATCTGGGATTCCATCTGGAAATGCTTTGCATTTCATTTTGTTCGAATCTGTAAAACAGTGTTTGCATATCATGCATTTTGGAACTGCAGAACTATTTCCTCCTCCAAGGAAGGATGTATTTTTCGATAAGTTTCCTTGCTTCATCTGGTATCCTTTCTCCATTTCTGTATCTGACGAATGCTTCCGCCAGGCATTCTCTTCCATCTTTTGTTCTGTCTGCATATTTTGAGATTCCCGGAACGTACTGACCTTTTATTTTTTGAACCATGTTCATGTATTCCGTTGCAGTAGTGCAATTCTGGAATGGAATTATATGTGCTATTTCATGAGCAATACAATCTTCGTAGTTTTTCTCTGCAAAGTATCCATCAGAATGTTTTGCTCTTATTCTTTCTTCAAGCTTATTATAATCTATTGAATAATCAAATACAATCCCATGTTTTAACACGCCGTCTTTATCCAAATACGCTCCTGTTAAGAAGAAATCATGTCCATTAAGCTTTTCGCCCTCTATCGAATCCAGGTAGATGATATATTCTTTCTCCAGCTTCTTAAGTGCCTGATTTATTTTCGTTTCAATATCCTGATTCAATTTTGCTTTCTTTACCACTTCCCGTGGGATAGACAGCTTCATTTCACTTAACTTTTCGCTCTTCTTGGCAATCTTAGTAGATATTCTTCCAAGTCCATCCATGT